TCTGTTATATATGCCATAGCTTATGATTGTTGTTGGTTATCTTCTTGTTCTTGTATATTACCAAAAACAGCAATATCATTCTCTCTAATAGATACACCAGCGTATTGTAATATTTTATTTACTATGTTTGGTTCATCAGAATCAGGAAGTTCAAAATCTTGATAATCTGCCGCTCCCTCATCAAACACTGGTTCTCCACCCGATAAAGAACTATAAGTCCAGTTAGGGTCTAAAGGATACCTTATGTATTGTGATAAGACTTTTCCTGATCCAATTATTGTTTCTGGATATACTGTAATAGTGTTTCCAGTTAACACGCTATTACCCCCACCTAAAACATAAGCTGGATAAGTTATATTTGGAGATGTTAAAGGAGATGAATTTAAATAAAATATTTTATTTTGAGAAACTCTTTCTATTTCTTTAATACCAGCTGTAGTAACAATTGTATATGAATTTCCAATTGTTGCAGCACTACCAAAAGGATTATTTGATAATGTTAATTGCGTCTCTGAATCCACACTAACTACATAAGCTCCAAAACCAGATGATACACTAGGTGAAGAAGTGTTAGTTACAAACTGCCCTGGCAATACAGTACCGGTTGCTATAAATGTTGCATTAGTATCTGTTAATGTGTTTACTCCAGCTGCTGTAGTAGTTGAAGAAAATATTGCGTTAGGATAGTAATTTATTTTATTAATTAAATAGTAGTTTTCTGGTAAATTGTATAAATTAATACCAGGTGTAGTTAGTCCTCTTGTTTCAGAGAAGCTGTCAATTACCTCTACTAACCCTTTTAGAATATCTGCATATTCACTACCAGATACACGTGCGTTTTGTTTTATTATCCAACTATTATATTGATAAAAATAATCTTCAAATATATCTAGTTGAGCTTGTTTTGCATATAAGTTAAAATCACTAGGAGTTATATATCCGTAATTGTTTTTATTTGCGATTGACAAGACTGTTGCTCTTACCGTGTTAATCATTTCAAATTGTTATTTAAACAAAGATACGAAAAAAAAAAGAGGCTTCATTTTATTGAAACCTCTGTATAATTTAAATAAATTATTGTGTTTTATGCAATAGCTGATGTAGTAAATACTACTGTTGGAGGTGTTATTATTACCTTTTCAACAGAGCTTATTGAATCATAAGATGATATTAAAGCATTTTGTATTGCTTTATTAGCATACTCATTAAAGTCACTTGTATTAGCTAATGTAATTACATAATCTCCTTTACAATATATTTTAGTTGAAGTAGATGAAGCGTAAGCGCTTGTAACAACTGAATCTACATTTACTATAAGAGGACTAGATTGCGACCCACTATTTACAGTATATACTTCTCCAATAGCCATTATTGAACTATCTAAATTAACTCTTTTATTATTTACTATTGATGTTACTTGAGCAGATGTACTGTCTGTTGAATTAAATACAAAATCTCCAATACTTACGCTAGCAATAAAATTCTGATCATCTTGACAAAGAACATATGCCGGAACAGATATACTGTAAGTTTCGTTAGCTACTGAAAAAATATCTGTATCTAAAGTTACAACTGCTGTATCACCTCCTGGCGCAACAAGAATAACTAAAGCTGTGTCATTATTTACAGTGTCTGTTACTGTATCGCCTTCTTTAACCCCTAGAGTTACAAAATTTTTTGTAGCATCAGTTAATGCGTTAGCTACATAAGCCGTTGCTGTACCTGTAGTAAGTGTTGATTGAGTACCTGAATCTACTTGAAGAGAAATAGGTATAGATATAAGTTTTGACATTATATGTTTTTTATTAATTGTTTCTACAAATATAGTAAAAAAAAAAGACTCTATTTCTAGAGCCTTCTTTTAAAGTTAGTTGTTTTTTATTCGTCTACTTTTTTTAATCTATTACTTAATAAAGTAAAAACCTGTTGCCCTTCATCACTTTGAAAAAATGATGCTAGTATAAACAAAGGATCTTCTCCATAAGGAACAGTTAAAAGTTTTTTCTTATTTTGTTTTAAGTTATAATAAACGTCTTTTTCGTTTTTCATTATAATTAAACTGTTAGACAAAAATTGAGAACACTTGTTTTGCATAATCAATAATGGATCGTTAAGAGACTCTAAGAAATCTTGAGGATATCTTTTTGCAAATAACCTAATATCTCTTTTAAGCTCCGAAGAACTTAATTTGTCTACATTTAAACCTATAACTACTCTGCCTATTGTTTCCATTAATTCAAGACTTAAATCTTTTGCAGAAACCTGAGCTTCTAATTCATAGTCTAAATACTCAACATCAACATTAGCATCTATCTCTTTATCAACCTCAATAAATAAATGTTTATTAGAAGGATGTAATGATAAAAACTCTTGTAGTACGGGATTTGTTTTTGGTACAAAAAGAAAACCATCTTCAAACACAATTGGTTCTAAAATAGCATTTCCATCTTGTTCGTCCTCAAAAGGACTTCTTTGATTTTTTGCATAACGCAAAGGTCTGTTGATACCTTGTTCTTCGTCAAAATACATTAACGGTGATCTTCTGCTATTTCTAGCTGGAATCATAAGGCTTAAAGGAGCAACATCTCCTGTTAATTTGTATGTTTTGTCTTTTAAGACAGTTTTATTTATTTTTTTCATTTGATTTAATTTAAAGTTTATAAAGTAATAGTTACCCCCGTTTAAAAACGAGGGTAAAAATTACAAATTGTTATTCTTATTGTTTGAATAAGAAGAAGTTATTAGCACCTAAAGTACATAAAGCTCTTTCTGATAAGAAGTTTACTTCCATTGCATCTAAGCTAGAAGTAGCTGCTCCACCTGCAGAACCTGTAATCCAAGTTTTATAACGTCTGTCTTCAGTTTCTGAAGCTCTGTATCTTACGTGTAAGAATGGTCTTTTAGCGTTTTTACCAAGTACTTGGTCATAAACTGTAGTTGAACCAGCTGGTACTAAAATACCGTTGATTTTTCCACCTACTAAACCACCTCTCATTGTAGGATCGTTTAAGTATTTCCAGTCAGACTTGTAAAAGTCATATCCTCTTCTAAATCCTGTAAACCCTAAGTTTAATGCCATTTCTTTATCATTGTCAAAAAGACCAAAAGAAGTACCATTTGCACCATAAGAATTTTGTTGAGATAACATATCATCAATATCAAATCCAAACTCTCTGTTTAAGAAAATAACATTTTCTTCAATAGATCCTTGTTTGTCTAATCTCTGGATAATAGAATCAAATTCAGTTAATGTACTTGGGTTTCCACCTGACCATACATTACCTCTGTTGTTTACTACATAGAATAAACCTTCAGATCCTTTGTTACCTACTCCTGAAGCTACACCTGCTGCGATTGCTGCAACACCACTTCCTGCGATTGCTGGAACTGCTTCCACCATTGCTGTCTCTAAGTAATCTTCAAATCTTAGTCTTGTTTCGTGTTCAGATTTTAAGTACCATAAGAAACCAGTTGCACCGTTTTCTGTAGTTACTTCGATCCATCCAATTTGAGCCATATCAGAACCAGATACTGCGTAACGGTCTTTAATGATAATTGGTGAATTGCTAAAGATAACATCGTCAGCTTCTAGTTGACCTTGCATACCGTTTGAACCTTTTTGGAATTCAGAACCATAAACAAATAAAGAAGTTACAACTCCTACGTTTACTGCTTGTCCAGCTGCTTCATAATAAGCTACTGTAACAGTTCCGTTAGCTGTATCTACTGCCGTAATTAAAGCTTTGTTAGTTAAAACTGAAGCTCCTGTATTGTCAGAAATCATAATTGTCTGACCTACTCTTAATGCAATTGAACCAGTGTTTGGAATCAATACGTCATTAATAGTTAACACTGCTACATTTGCTGCTGCTGCTGCTGCAGAAGTTACATTAATGTACTTAGTGTGTAACCTTCCTTGCTCTGCCCATTTGATAAGGTCTGAGTTAGAAGGCATTTCAGCGCCTACCATTCTTAAGAATGATGCTACTGTTCTGTTTCCATATCTTTCAAATTCTTTTTCGTAAGTATCTGGTAAATATTGATTTAAGAAATCAAAATTTGTGATATAGTTTGTTTGTAATACTACCTGTTCTGCACTAGGCTGTAGTGCAAAAGTAGGATTTCCTGCTACTGATCCTGCCATTTTTTAAATTTTTAATTATTAATTATTTTTATTTCTACTTCTTATTCTCAAGCCTCTGCCTGAATCTTCACTAACTGCTCGTGCTTGAAACCCTGTCTGTGGAGCTGATTGAGGTGTTTGCCTCAAATTCATATTGATGTTTTTACTTTTCTTCGAAACATCTCCTATGGCATCAGCTTTTCCTTGCTCATAAAAATATTGAGCTAGTTTATCTGGGTTCATTGCGGCATTTAATGCTTTGTGCCAACCTTTTGCATCGTTAACTAAACCATCTTCACCTAAGTACTGATCTATAAAGGTCTGTACATTTAGTTGTTTTGATTTAATCTCATTTGCATCTCCAGAAGAATAAATTACATTTTTATCTCCTACTTTGAACTCAAAACCTTTGAATTCAGAGTTAAAAACATCTTCTGTTTTTTTCTGAAAATATTCAGACTTTCTTTTATTGGCATCTACTTCAGTTCGAGCCTCTTGAACGTAATCCTTGTAAGCGTTAAATTCTTTAAGCTGATCTTCCGAAAACGAACCCCCACTTGACTCAAGAGGAGTTTTATATGTATCCGATAGCTTACTTAAATACTTTTTAGCTATTGCAAGTTCTTTTTTTTTGGAGATATTTTTTTTCTTAATATCTCTTTCTTCATCTACATCTTCATCATACCCAAATTTATCTTCCATTAGATATTGAATATCTTCGGAATCTAATTCAGATTCAGTTAGAGAATAATATTCTGCTAGTATTTGATTGTCATTTAAATTATCATAGCTTTTATTTGCTTTAATAAAATCTTCAAAACCTCTACCAGTTTCTTTTTTAAACTCTAAATATTTTGATACTTCATCAGGCAATGCTTCATTTTCTTTTCTTTCTGAAAATAATTCATCTACTGAAGAAATATCTTTATTATATCTTTCTTTAATATAAGAAAGAACATCTTCGTCTTTTAACTCAGGCAATGAAACCTCTTCATTAACCTCTTGAGTATTTTCAACATTAGTTTCTGGAACCTCAATTACTGGTGTTTCAGATTTTGTTTCGTTAAACTCAGAAACTTTTAAACTTTCTTCGTGCTTATTTAAAAGATCTTGTTCAACTTCTTGTGTGGATTT